GCCTTATCATCAATTTTTTTGACGATTTTGGTAGCAGCTTTCTCTTTCTTTGATACCTTTGGTTTAGATGATTTCTCTTCTTTTGGCTTTTCTTCTGGATCTTTTTCTTTTTCTTCTGGTTGCGGTTCTTTTTGTTCTGATTCCTGTGGTTCTTCTTGAGATTCTTCGGTAGTCTCTTCTTCAGGTTCTACCATCTCAGGTTCTTCTTTAATTTCTTCTATCTCTGGTGCAGTTTCTTCAGGCTCTGTAATTTCTGGTTCAGGCATCTCCTCTACAGAAGCTATCATTTCAGGCTCTGGTAATTCTTCTAGTTCCATTTGTATTTCTGCCTCAACGGTTTCTATATTTACAGGTATTTCCATTTCCATCTCTGGTGGAGGTAATATCTCCATCGGTGCTGGTGGTGTAAACTCTACATCAAAACTCATCTCTAGATCTATTTCTAATTCAACAGTTTCAAAAGATACCTCTTCTGTTTCAGGTTCAATAGGTGAAAAATCAACCATACCATTATCCACCGTAACATCGTTCAATTCAAAAACTTCTTGAGCAAAATCAATTTCTGATGTTGTAAACAAATCAAGATAATAAATTTCTTCTAAGGTAGTAATCTGTTGTGTAATAATAATATTAATTACGTTATAGAAAACATTGACACTAACATCATCAAATAAAGGACCAACAGCAAGATTGATATCTCTGCCTCCCACTTCCACAATTATTTTATTTAAAACGCCACTGAAATTGAAAGAACCGTTGTAAGATTGGTAGCCTGTTGATACTCCAGATTCAGACAAGATGTCAGTACCTGAAAAGACTGAAGCAGTTCCGTTAAGTCCTGTAACGTGCATGTATATTCTATCTTGAGCATCTTGTTTATCTACCTCGATTGTATATTTAACTTCACCACCGTTATCTATTTGTAAATCAGATATGTCAACGGTGTTGATAAAAGTTGTACCCATACCTGCAACACCCATCGTAGATGTTGAATTACCACCACCTGTTATCTGTGCACATTTATCTGCACCTAGACCATAGCAAGAATTACCAGTAGGCATATTTGCACCACCTTGACCTCCCCAATCAATGTCCATATCCCCTTCTTTATTAGAAGAAACATATCCACTAGATCCTGTTAAAATATCTCCTGAGTCTTCATTAGTGACAGTTGTAGTAGCGGTGGTAATAGTTGTTGTTGTAGTTGTAATTATCTCNGTGCCTTTGTCTTCTTCAGTAATGTCAATTTGTGTATTTTCTTTAATTGTTACTCCAGGAGTACAAAGACCTTCTACGTTAGGAAGACAAGTAGCTTTAGAGTAAGAACAATAAAGAAAGAGCCACAAGACCAAAATTCTTAATATCATTAAAATCTCCTTCTGGTTTTTCTTCTACACTAGCTTGTAGATATTCAGGTTTATATCTACTGCCATCTGGAATTTCATTAGGGTTTTCTTCCCAATATGCTGCAGCTTCAGCACCAATTAAACCTTTTACAGGGCACGGGGTCCCCGCATCCATCATGCTTGTCCAGACACGAGGGTCTTGACAAAGTAAAGCGACAGCTGACACCTTCATTCCGTAGGAATACTGGCTGCGAGATAGCTTGAGAAGCTGACATAGCTCATCGTCTACTAAAATTCCTGAAGCTACACCTAAGACATTATTTTGCACACTACCACCAACTCCAACTTTACAAATATCACTATTTGAATTGGCTATGACAGGTGCATTTGCGGTAGGTGGGGTTGAATTGGTTACAACCGTGCTCGACACGGTGTTGGTTTCAGCTTTTGTATCAGTTATTGTAGCTACTAATGTAAAGAAAAAAAGAATTGTTATAAGCAGTTTCATTTAGCACTTCCATCTTTTTCTTGCTTGTCGTAATCTTGAATTAGGATCTTTAGCTGCTTTAGGAAATTTTTTCATTTGTCCTGCACTTCTAGCGCAGAAAGATTTTCTTCTTTTAGCAGATTTACTACCAGGTTTTACTTTACCTGTGACTGCTGTTTTTAACTTAGAACCAGGGTTATCTGCTCTGTATTTCTTAACACCAGCTTTAGTCATTCCCGCCCCACTTTTGGTGGAGCGAAAATATTTTTTAGTTTTAGGTGGTTGCTTATCTGCCATTATGCAAAAAAGCAAGTTAGAGAAGTTACATTAGTAAGAGTTGCATGTATTTGTGTAGAAAATCTCATGCCCTCATCACCAAGGTATGTTTCTATCATTGCTGTAGCTGATGCAGGAGTGTCAATATCAAAAAGTGTTGATCCTCCACTTGCATCTTTTAAAACAATACTACCAGCGGATCCAGCACAAATAGCATGAATCGCTATGAGTCTAGCAGGACCACTTGTGACATTACCTGTTGCGGTAACTTTCGATGATTTAAGTCCTAACATTGTTTACTCCTATGCTAAGTTGTTGTTCTGCTGATATAGAATTGTAATTCTAATTTCACCAGCATCTGTTGCACCTGTAGTTGTCCAAGTTATTTTTTTATCAGCTGTTCCAGTATCTGCCCAAGCCAATGCACCGCCTGCTTCTGTTAGTGGATATTTACGTCCAACACCAGAGGCTACAGTAATTGAAAACTGATTAATGAATGTAGCATTACCACCAACTGTATCACCAACGCTTAATACTGCAGTGGCATTACCCATTGCAACAGGGCAGTCGATTACACAATCAACGATTTGTGAATTAGCTGGAATTACAACTGTAGTATCATTTGCAGCAGAAGCTCCGCCAGCAAGTGTACCTGTTGTAAATGTTTGAGCCATTAGAACTTGTCCTGTATTTTTAATATCAGAACCTAATGTAGTTCCTGTAGTGTTCTTAATTGTTCCGGCCTTAATTGGACCAGAAAATGTAGTTATTCCCATGTCTATTCTCCTTGTGATAGTCCCCGAAGGGTCTTGGGTTAATAAAGTTTAATTTAAGCATAAAAAAAGGGCGGAGTCAAAGACATCCGCCCTTCATATTAGTTATTACTCAACGCTTATGCAGCACCTGGAGAACCAAATACACATCTAGAGTCTGAGAAACCAAATGAGTATCTCTCTCTAGCTTTGTATCTTACGTTACCAGTGTCAAAGTCACCTTCCATAGATGTTCTAATTGGGGATCTTTGGAATAACTTAAATCCATTAGGAATGTCAGTCTTAATAAAGAATGCATCTGGATCTGTTAAGTAGTGGTTTACAACATAACCTTCAGGAATCATGCCCATATTTCTAAGTGCATTGATATCATTATCTGCAGTTCCTACTCTGTTTGCTGAAGCCATAAGTCTGTCAGCAACGAATTGTAACTCAGAAGGAATGATAAGCTTTCTTCCCTGTGTTGAAATTAATAAACCTCTTTCATCAACAAATGCAGCGATGTCAATTAAAGACTGCTCCAATGAAGTTTCGTTTAGGTCAGCAGCAGTTGCTAATTCGTTTGCGAATGTTCCTGCTACAATTGGGTGTACTGCGGAACAAAGTTCAACGCCGTCACCACCAGCAAAGTTAGGGTCAAACGCATTGTTTAATACGTTTGCAGCTTTAACCTGCTTAGTGTTTGCCATAGAACGTGCAAGTGCTTTTGTATATCTTGCTGAGATTCTGTCATAAAGATTATCTTCGACAGCTTCTTCAGTGATTGCAAAACCAAGTGCAATTGTTTCATGTGTGTAACGTGCTGTGAAAGTTTCTGTCGCATTGTCATAAACAATTGACCCACCTTCACTCTTTGTTCTAGCATTACCAAAACCTGATAACATTACTTCTTCTTCGAATGCTCGGTCGGAAGTTTCTGTATCAAATATTTGTGAATGCTCTGCTTCGTAACGTCCGTACTCCAGGCCAAATAGTGCGTTTAGACCTGGCTCTAACTCTTTAACGAGTTGACTTCTAGATATAGCCATAGTTTAACCTCCTATATACCTGTAGTATCTGTTAGTGAGTGTAAGTTAATCTTAACTTGAATCGCTGCATTTGCTGCAGTGTAGTCAGAATTATCAACATCAGTTGATAAACCCACAACTCTAAAATTAGCGCCAGCGTTTGTAGTAAAAGTGCTACCGTCAACAACAACGTTTGAGATTCCATCAATTGAGGAACCCGCACTGTATGTTGCGATGTTGCAGTTTGTACCTACTTGCGCTTGACCGCCGTTAGCGTCGTCAACTTTGACCTCGAATACTACATTCGGGTCATCAATGACATTTGCCACGATATCAGCTGCTGCGATGCTACCTGGGTAATGATTAGAAAAGGTCGGCTTACCAGTTGTTGGGTCTGTATAAAAGCAACCATTAAAAATACCTAAGATTTCAGCACCAGCAGTTGAACCGACATCAATAGCACCGTTTGCGACCAATATTACAGGGTCGCCTTGATATATTGCGGACGCTTCGTTATTGCCGATTGTGTACTCATTCTGGCCTTGACCATTATAAGCAGCACCTAGCATTTTAACGGGCTTAAATCCGTAATATCCAGCTTGATTTGCCATAGTTCATCTCCTTTATTATTAAGTGTGCTTTATTCGGTCTTTTTAGGCCCTCCAAAAGACACACGACTCTGCCTATCAACATTGACAGGCATGCTTGGATGTTGTTCCCTTAGTGGATCTGTTTCCCAAGCTTCAGTCTGTTGATCAGTCTTTCGCTTGTAGTGAGCATTACGCTCGGCAACAGTTTCTACAGGGATTCTTGCCAATAGCAAGTCACCTACGCTGATGACACCCTCATAAGCTTTGATACTTCCATTATATGCAGCGTATAAATTACCGGTATATTGATCAGATCGGACTAATTCCCAACCTTCTCTAAGTCTAGCGTTGATATTTTTAGTATCATCCGCTCCGTTTATACGATGACGAAGCCATCTTTGCTTATATCCATCAGGACATGGTGGTGCGTCTAGTTGAGACGGTGGCTTCCAAGGTTTTCTACGTTCCTCGGTTACCCTTGTTTGTGCACTTCTTGGTGTTTTTGTATCTGTCATGTTGTACCTCCTAAACGTACTTAGCATACTCGCTTAGAGGAACTCCAAGCTTATTTGCTATTTTTACCTGACTAGGAGTTAACCTAACAGATTTGCGCCCACTGGTTGCAGACCTTGATGCAGAAGCGACTGGTTGGGCGAGTTTGTTGCTTCTTGTAGCCTGATCCGAGCCTTGAAAAGACTCTGGAAACTTTGTTTTAACCCTATTGGTTAATTCATCATAGTATTCATCTGATTCCGTGTCAAATCCTTCTGCTACTAATCCTCGATGAATTCTTTGAGCGAAATCAGTCATTTCCCCATCTTGTCTAAACCAAGTATTTTTCTCAGCCCAAGCTAATGCTTTTGATGAGGGTTG